TGAAAATTACTTCGTGCTTTTCATCGCCGTTTCCGACGATGTGCAACGAGTTGGACAACACATCGTTTACGTCATAGGACTGCCCACCAGTTAAGTACGGCGTATTATCGTGTGATTGCAAGCCAATAGTGCCGCGACGGTACCCGTAGCGTCCGTTGGGGACCCACTTGATACACGCTGCGACCGGCCTGGCTGAATTAACCACACTACCGCTGATGTTGATCACGTTACTTTCACTGGTATTAGCTGTCAGGGATATGGTGTCTAAACTCGCATTTGCACCAGAAGCTATGAAATAATTGCTACTGGTCCCGGCAGTTGATATATTACCGGGAGAAACGTTTACGACAAAGTTACACGATTCGGTTGTACCGATGCCGCCTACCTGAAACATATTACGCGTCCTGTAGAAAAGACCGGTTCCCCCACCAGAATATGCTGGTTCTGTGAAATCGGCGTTACATGGATCACGTAACAGTGTGAGTAGACGAGCTTCGCCCGTCGATAAACCCATCTTAGCGCTTTTACGAATTTTCTTAACATACTTGGGATTCTTCTTTCCGAGTTTGCTCTTCTTCTTATTGCCTTTGCTCATGTTGATTGCTCTATACTACTATACTAATGTAGTTTTATTGGTCCGGCCAATGCGCTGCGAGCTTTAGTACAACGCGTAGTTCTCAGGAAGGGTGTGACTGCCATTGTCAATGATCACCTTCCCGAGTTCCTCTTCCGTCTTCGAATCATCTATGCGCTTGCATAATGTAGCCAATTCGGCGGAAGTTAAGCGGAGGTCTCTACAGACGGCCTCGGTTAAAATTGTTTCTACGCCATCCTCTGTAGGGATGGGCCCGGCACTGATTTTCATCCACGTTTCTTTATCAGTATCCTCGGTTATGCCTGTGTGATCGTTAAGGTCAATTCCGTGTAAGGAAGCGAGCTTACGAATATAGTTACTTGTCACTGGCACGTGTTTCTCCGTGACATAGTAACCCACTAGGCGGTTACGCCTGAAATGTTTGGCGTTACCTGTACAAACCGGGATCTTAGCAAGAGCGGTGGAAGGCAACATCATTGAAGTCAATGTTACCGTGGGATTAGGATATTGACGACCTAGGAAAAATGCGGGTTCATTCCAGCGGAAAGAGTTCAGCTTTATCTTCTGTCCAAGATCGCAGGCAACTTTCAATCTACAATAAGTGTAGAACCGTGGCCTGTTCATTTCATTGAACTGTTCATAAAACTTTGGAACATCCTCGAGCTCGAGAGGGAAATTGGTATTCAGCATCAGTTCCTCTTCAGCGTCTGATAACCTGAACGCACGCACACCATCCTTAAACCTGCACTTTAGGCTTAAATCGCCTCGGCACAAGTCTTGTAGAGTGGTATACTTATTGCGATCGGTCAACGC